ACAACTTAATGGTATATAATCTATCATATCAGCATTGATTTGATATAAATTAGAAAATCCTCTACTATCTATACAAGCTAAATTAAAAGTATTTTTAGAAACTTCTAAGACATCTTTATCTCCCATTATTAATGTACCATCTAAAGAAATTGACTTTATTGTAGCACCATTTCTAGCTATTGCAGTTTGCTTTATTCTAGCTGTACTTTTATATTTAATTAATTTATTTTCGTCTCCTGTTAATTCTTTAGTTATTTGATTTATATCTTTAATAGAGCCACTTATATCAGGCTTACATTTGTTCTCATTACATTTAATGGTAATATTCTTAGATGTTCTTCCTATTTCGTTATTATTAAGATAAGTAATGCAAGTTATAGTGCAAGTTCCACTAGGACTATTTGGTATTTGATTATAAAAACTTGTTGGGATAATCCAATTTGTATCAGATATCGTTCCAGTTAAACTTCCGAATGAATATGAAAGCATATGATTAAAGCTAGTAGATTTAGAATCTATTTTTATATTACATACTCCTTCTATTTCAGCGTCCGTAGCTGTAAATGTACTTGTACGTGGTATATAAGTTAAAACAATGTCTTCTTCAAAAAAGCAAGAAATTGGTAAATAGCTTGTGGTTGTGCCTGGTGTAAATGTAGCTTTAACCTTTGCTGTTTTGTTGCCATCAGCATTATGTAAAACATCTCCCGACCAAGAAGCTATTAATTTATAAGTAGTGCCATAAATTTGAATTACTGTAACATTTGTTTTTTCAGAATTGTCTACATTTATAACTGCCTTAGGTGTTCTATATTCTTTAAAACCACCAGTACTACTTAAATTATGAGCTGCATATAAATTAATTGTTACGTTAGAAGTATTGTTTCCAATGTTAGTACTATTTTCTATTACTTCTAATTTAAACTTATAAGCATTATTAGTCCCACCATTATTTCTAACCTTTATTTCTTTATTTAATAATGTAGCCATCTTTAATCATCTCCTATATAAAAGAAACCTAACCCTATGCCTTCTTCTTCGTCTATTACCTCTTCTATTCGCCAGTGTTCAGAAGAAAAATACTGCTCGAATAAAAAATTCTTAGCATAAGTTATAGTTTGCCCTAGATATTTTTGTAAGTTAGGCGCTCTATTAAGTAATTCTTCATAAACATACCCACCATAAAACTGTGTATTCTCATTAGAACTTGTTTTATCTCTCACTTCTACTCCATAAGCATTTACATTATTTCCTACAGGTGCATTCGAATCAGATATATTTAAACCATCTTTATTGAATGTATAATTATTTTCTGTTTTAAGTTCAGTTACTCCGTTATTTATTTTTTCTTCCAAAATGCTTATAGTATGGCTAGTAGATGTTGTTAAATTCTCAACACTATTCTTCACTTCTGTAATATTTTGAATATTAGAATTTTGCATATTGTCAAGCTCTTCTTTGGTGTAATAATTGTTATTTAATTTAACTTCTATTTTTGTTGTATCTGATTCTACTTTAGATAAGATACTATCCTTTGTTGCTTCTAATTGAACAGTAGTTGAATAATCTGTTTCCACAGTAGTTTTAAATTCATTTAAAATAGCTCTTGTTTCTGCTAAAACAAAATCTTCGGTATATTCATCTTGCGCTACCCAATCAACTAGATTAATATCTCCTTCTGTTCTTGTGCATCGGCAACGCATTATTAAGTTGTCTTTTAACCAAACATCTCCAACTTCATAAGGTGTAGTTGGTTCTTCATAAAATAATGTTCTTTTATTATCAGAAGTATCAGCTTCAGAGTTAGTATAACTTAAAGATTCGCTTAACTCTTCATCTTGTATTCTTTGCCAAACTAAATCTTCACTCACTTTTATTAGCTGATAAATATAGCCTGTATCTCTATCAAAAAGTACATCATTTTCTTCAATTTTACTTTCTTCATCGATAACTGGAACACCATTAAAAAACCAAGCTGTTATTGTATTTTTAGCTTGGCTTTTATATGGAGTTATATTTTTAATATAATTCTTTATTATATTGTCTTGTCTTTTTATAACTTGATTAAGAATTTTAATATCTTTTCTAACCGTTTTTAATCCTTCTAAGTTATATCTTCTTATGAGGTCTTCGGCAGTTAACGGTTTTGATTTATCGCTTAAATTCATTACCAATACACTCTCCCATCTCGGATAGTAAAACCTAGTTCTTTTAAAATACTTTCTTTTTCCTTTTTATTTATTTTTTGAGAATTAATATATGTAACTATTTGGGCGTTATATTCATTAAATGAAGAGTAATATTGTTTTATGAACATTGCTTTTTGAGGTATAGACAATTTTAATTTATTTATATAGTTAATTGTATCCGTTTTTTTATTGGGAGACGTTTTTCTTATGTCTTCTAGTTCCTTTTTGTATTCTTGATATTTGTCATATTTAGCGATTTGAGTTATAGTAGAGTATTTTTCAGGATTTTTTAAAACATAATTATATTCTTCATAAGAAGAATATTTGTTATAATCTTTTATATTAATATCTTTTTTTAATACATTGCTCGCCATAATACTTTTATTCTCATCTGAAACATTTAAACTATTGATATAATTTAATTTATCTTCATTTTTTGTTCCACTATTAGATAGACCATTTCGATAATTTCTGTATTCAGAAGCAGTCATTTTAAGTTTTCTCATTTCTTCTAAATGATTTTTGTTTATAGATTTATAACCACTATCAATATATTTTTGAGCTTCTTCACTCGAATACTGTCCAAAAAGAACAGCTTTTATTTTTCCACTTATACTATCATCAGCATTAAATCTTAAATTACCACTATCTGTATAACTTCCAGGTAAATGCAGTTTTTTATCATACATCGAGTTTCCTTTAACTGTTTTTTTGATTTGGCCATATCCTGTTGGCAATAGCCAGTAAAATGCACTAGAAATCATATCATTTTTAATATCATTATACGTAATGTCGTTCCCATATTTATCTTTTTGATTAGTAAACTTTTTAAAAGCAGTTGATACACCAGTAAAAGCCTCACTTATAGGTACTCTTCCTCCTGTAAAAACAGATGCCATTGGCACATTATCCATAAAGTCTCCAAAAACTTCAAACGCTCTTGTATCTAAAGACTTTTCTTCGTCTTCATCATCTGCCCCTATTAGCTTTTTTAACATATCTATTGGGTCAAACATAACACTTGAACCTGTTAAAGATTTCATTAAATTATTAAAAAGATATGAGGCAGCTGCTAATTGACCAAGTTGAAAAAACGTAGCCATTTTAGTTTTATTTCCTGTTTGAATATCAATTTTGTTATCATGTATCATAGATGACCATTGATTATTTACTTCTAATTGAAATTGTGTAAACAAACCTAAAGTTTTAGAATTAAATATTTCTGCTGTTGTTCCCTTGCTTCTATCTCCCATAATTCTTGATGAAAAATCATCTGCATTCTTTATAGCTTGTTTTTCACTCATTCCTTTAGATAAACTTTCATAATATTTACTACGCCATATTTGATTAGCTGTGAAATAATCACTACCACTCATAAATATTTGACCAGCATTACTCGCTTTCTGCCATTTTTTTTGTGATAATTGATTACTGCCAAATCTCGACGTTAAAAAGTCTGACTTATAAATTAATCCATCGTTATGAATAATATTCTTAAAGGTTGAAATAGTGCCTTTTAAGAAAGCTATTTTATTTGTTTTAGAAGCTCCCTGAATAGCAGAAGCGAAATTTGTTAATGCACTTCTAACATTAAATCCTGTCATATTAGAACCAACTTGTTTCTTTGCGGTATCTAAAATAGTATAAACTTTTCTTCCTAATATTCTTTCTGCACTTCTATCAATAGTTCCTTTTTTGCCAGCTAAAGAATTAGCTTGTTCATCTAACCAAACAACATATTTGCTTAATTTACCATTATATATATCTTCTAACCTTTGGTTAAATTGCTCAGAGGTAAATTTATTCATATTATCCATACCATGTTGTTGCCCATACGTTTCTCTTATTAATTTAGATAAAGCTCTGTATCTTTGTATATCTTTAGTATGATATATTAAATTACTTGCCCCTTCTAAATATTTATCAATACCTGTTATCGCATCATATTTTGTCTTCATTCCTTTACGTTCCATAGCGGCTGCAAAATAATTTTTACTTGGTTTAAATTGCTCTGTTAAGCCATTAATATCTGTGGGTAAATTCTCATCATTTATATTAGACAAAGGCAATCCCCACTCTGCAAATTTGCTATCAAGTTCCTGAAAATGGTGCATATAATCTTGTCTCTTAGGTATAGCATTATAGCCTAAACTTGTTATCACCTCATTTATATTGTCAATATAAGTATCATATTTATTTCTAAGTACTTTTGCAGCTTTTTTTATCTTTTCTTGAGTTTTTATATTCGTAAATTCATTTATTAAATCTAAGTCGCCATAGTTATGTTTTTTTCCATCTTCACCAATATACGATTTTTCAGCGTATTTTTGAACTGCTGCACTTTCTTTTGAATAAGCTTTTATATTTAAAGCTTTTATTTCTTCGCGTTCTTTATTTAAAAATCTAGTTCTTTCAGCTTCATTATGTTTAGTTTGATTTATAGTAGCATCATTTATTTTTTGTCCTATTTTAGCTCCAAATACTTTTTCGTTAAGTCTTATAGGGTCTGTTCTTTGATATGCAATATTCCCTATATCTTTTCCTACATCTAAATCCTCAATTTTTATATTCATTTCATCAAGTAATTCTTGTTGAACCATAGCTCTAGTTCGTATATTATACTTATCTTCTAAATTTGTTTGGATTATATTTATTTCATCATTGTTTAATGAATTTGTTAATAATTTATCAAATACTCTATTTGTTACGTTATTTATTTCACTATCACTTAGTGTATAATTTTCAGTTACTTTAAATGATTGATTCATAAAATCTGATAAATTATTTAACATATCAAATTCATTTATAACATTTCTATCAAAATATTGAGGATACATACTAGATAATTCTTGCCATGCGCTGTCAATACTTATGCCTTCATCTCCAAGTTTTAATTTACCAAAATTTTGTTTTCTAAAAGCATTATAATCTATATTTGATTTTATATAGTCATCTACTTTTATTTTATATTTTTTTATTTCTTGTTTTATTGTAGCTAATTCTTCATTAATAAATGTAATTTCTCTATTAGCGTACTTTTTGATTATATTTTTAACATCTTGATAGGTTTTAGCGGTTTGAAGTTCATTTTTAGATTTGCCACTAAATCTCATTAATTCTTCTTTAAAATTTTTCTTTTCAAATCTATCAAAATTAATAAATTGTTGCGCTGTTTTTGTTGCATCATTCGTTGTTTTATAACTTCTATTTTGAAGTGCGTGTTTAACTTTGTTTTCTATTTCTGTTGCTTTAACTTGTCTTAATTCAGGCAATTTTATATTAAGTCTATCTTTTTTACCCTCTTGTTTATTTAGCAGATAATCTAGTCTTGATCGTTGTTTTTTATCTAAATCAAAAGGCATGTTTTGAAGTTCGTTAAGCTCTGATTGCTCTGTTGAAGATAAATAATTCTTATTTTCAATTTTATTTTCTAAAGGTAAATTGATATCTTTATTTTTTAATTGCTTTACATCTTTAGCAGTAGGTAAATTAAAAGAACTATTTTTTAGCTCTTTGTTTTCTCTTGATAATTCTGATGTATCCACTCCATTTGAGGCGTTACTTCTTCCCTTATTATCTCCTGTGCGTATTGTATCGCTTGATGGTCTGTTATTATGTCCGACCAATGACGAATATATTCTATCATCATTTTGTAATGTTTTTTCTCTGTTAGATAAGATACTATTGATATTGCTCCCCGCTCCGATATTTTGTTTTCTTTCATTATTTCTGATAATTCTTTCAGTACTTTCTGTTGTATTTTCATCAACATAATCTCCCTCGAGATAATTATACCTTATATCTGAAAGACTATCAATAGAGCTATTTATAAATTTTACAGGAATTTCTGTTAACCCTATTTTTTGAGCAACTTCTAATCTATGATTGCCATTATAAATACTTGTTGAACCGTCTGCTTTTTTTATAAGTTCTATTGGGTGGGTCATACCATTTTGTCTTATATTATTTTCTAAATCATTTATCTGTTCTTTTGTTCTAAATCCACCGTTATTTTTTAAAGGTAATATATCATATATGTTAACAAATTCAATATCACTTTTATTTTCGTTTATTTCATAAGTTTTGTTAGCTATCTCTTTTATTAAATTTTCATCTAAGTTACGTTGGTTACTATTCCTATTAACTTTTGGTAAGTTCATATTATTCTTATTGATGGTATTATTAACTGTACTATTTACAACACTATTTTCTAAATTGTTTTGAGATTGATTATTAATTAAGTTAGTAACATTTTCTTTTGTATATATTTTTTCCCTATTTTTGTCATATTTGAACTTAGGATAATTTGATATACCAGCATTTAATGAACCTGATATGCCAGCTATTAAAGCTTCTTTAGTAAATGGTTTAAATTCATTATTTTCATTTAAAGTAATATTTCTTACAACTGGGTCTATTATCTCTTGTAAATACTCTTCTAAAAATTCACTTCCTACGTCTGCTAATATATCTCTTGTTGCTTTACTTGATATTACTTTAGATAAAGATTTACTAATAACATCACTAACACCTGATTTACCTATTACAGAAGTCATACCACCCAAAGCTTTACCTAAACCTAGTTCTAATGTAGTATTAGCAGTAGCATACCTATTAGCTTGTTCTTTAGTATATCCTTCTTTTAAACTTTCATTATAAGCATTTTTATAAGTATTTCCTCCCATAATTGTTGCTCCAAGTATCGGATTGATTGCTCCTGCTACAATAGAAGGTGTCATATTACCTAAAGAGTAAGTTGCTGAAGAATAAATTTTCCCTAACCAGTCATTATCTTTTACTTCACTCATTACTCTTTGAGCATTTAAGTCTGATTTAGTGGAATTTCTTACTATCTCTCCGTTTGCTAGTTTATATGTATTTGAAGTTGGCAAAAAGGTATTATTTAAAGCATTACTTGTACCACCTATAAAAGGTGCTATTATTTTATCTATAAAATTTGTCTTTTTAGAAAAGGCTTCTCTTTGATTTTTAGTTTCTTCTAATAAAGGTACTGCTCTATAAGCATAATCTTCATATTCTTTGTATTTATCATTTGTTTTAACTATCTTATCAAATTTCTCTTTATTTTCATTATATTTTTTATCAGTTTGTTCTGCTAATGTAGTTGGTGTTATTCTTTTTGGTAAATTGTAATTTTTATAATTTTGTTTTAAACTTTCTTGTCTATATTCGCCTAATCCTTTAACTATATTCTTATTGTTAGATGTTTCTATATTCATTTCATCTGCTAAATTATATACTTGTTTTTTATAGTTACTAGATTGATTTTTAGCTTCTTTTAATGCATTATTTATTTCGTTATTTGAAAATGAAGATAAACTATTTAAAGCATCATTATAGCTATTATATTTTTGTTTAGATACATTTATAACGGGAGGTAAATTATAGCTTGATGCTTTAAAAGCAGAATATTCCCCTTCTTTTGGCTTTGGTAAAGAAACTTGATTCTGTTTTTTCTTTTTTGGTTTGTATCCTGAATCTGCTACTAAATTTCCATTTTCATCTAAAGCTAAATATGCCATAATTTACACCATCCTATCTTACTATTACTGTTCCGTTAGTTAATGTCATAAAATTATCATTAATCTGTGCTATATTATTTGATATATCAACATACTTTTTACCATTTTTATAATAGTATTTGCCGTCTTTTGTAAGAAGTTCTTGTGATACATCTCCATTTCTTATAGAGTACCCTGTTGGTTCGTATACTCCACTTCCTGATGTTCCATTAGTTAACGATTGGCTTTTGCTGCTTGCACTGCCATTTCCTCCAGAACTTCTTCTAGAACTTGCGGACTTACTTAAAGCGTATTCTTTTTCCCAATTCGCTTGTTGCCTTTGTGATTCTGCTTTTTGGAATGCAAGATTTTCGTTGTATTGTCGCTGTTTCTCTTGCATTTCTAACTCCCATTGTCTTATAGCTTCAGCTCTTTGTTTTTCTGTTTGAATATTGTTATAAGTAGTTTGATATCTATTATAATAATCACTATCTAATTGTTGATTGTTTGATAATTGATTTTGAGTTAACGTGCTCTTGTTATTATAGAAACTTTCACTATATTTTAGTTGCATTTCCAATTTAGCTAACGCATTCTGTGCTTTTTGTACATCATTATTAAGTCTAGCTTGGTTCATATCATTGTCATACTCTCTATAAGCATCTTGCATAACTTTATTAGCTGATGCTAATCTATTTTGATATGAATTAAATCCCCCTAATTTAGCTGTTTCAGATACTCCACTATTAAGTAAACCTTGACTTGCGAATTGTTCTGCTTGCAAACCATAAGGATTGGTGTATGAAACAAAATCATTCTTTGCTTTCTTTTGTTCTGTTTCAAAATTTTGTCTAGCTATCTCTTTTTGTTGATTTATTTTTTGTTCATTAAAAGCTAATTGTTTGTCTAAAGCTTCGTTTTGAGTTTGTTCATATTTATTGGCATATTCTTGTTGTTGATTATATATGTCTTGATTACCTTGTAATAAGTCGTTATAAGTATTATTACTTTGATTAATGGCATTTTGCTTTTCTTGTTCGATTTTTGCTAATCTTTCATCATCCATTTTTATACTTCCTTTCTATTTTTTTATGTAACCTGCTACAAAACCTTGCATTGTACATGAAAAAAGTCCAAATGGTTTATTTGAACTAAATCTAACTTGAATTTCTTTAAACTTTTTATCTTTAATACGAAATGGTACTATCTCATTTTTATCGGATAAAACTGTTTTTTCTTTTATTGTTCCATCAACAATAGTATCTATTTTGATATTATCATTATTCATAATTTTAAAATCTACGACATTACCTCTTTTATTAGTTGTTTTAGTATATCCTTGATAGCCAAAGTTATCTTTGCATATTGTGAAGTGACTATTTATATCTTTACTATTATCTGTTTTTCCTTCTAATATAAACAGTTGTCCTATTTCATTGCCTAAATACAAATTCTCTCTATACTCTTTAATAAATGTAATACTAAAAGGTAATTCCCAATAAAACCATTCGTATTCAATGTCATTAGAGTTATTTTGAAATTTTTTACGACTATCTGCCAAATAAATATGTGAATCTATTAAGCAAAGTAAATATCCTTTATATTCTGCTAATTTAACATCTTTATATCCTGTTTCTGATAACATTTTACTATCTACTAAACTACTTCTATGTTTAAGTATTTGCTCACTATATAAAGAACTATTAGAAATGCCTTCTAATCCTTTATTAGAGAAGAAAACTACATCATCATTGAAGTTTATACCACAAGACACACAGCCTAAACTGATAGAACCGTTTACTGATGGATAAATCTTATTATAAGTTGAATCTAGTGTAGGTGTTAAATAGTATAAACTACTAGAGTTTTGTTCCAAATCTTTTAATACCCATAAAACATTATTACCTGGTATAATAGCTTTTACTTGTGCTAAATTTAAACCACATTCGTAGTAAGCCGTATCTCTTACATAACGTGGATCATTTAATTCACAATGAAAGACAGAGTTTGGATAGTTAGGATTACCACTGAAGAATATTCTATTATCAAATTCGCATGAAAGTGTACAATTAAGTATTCTGTTTAGATGATCTTTTCCAGTTTTAGAATAAGTTATAACTACTTCACTGTCTTTTTCAGGTATATCATTAAATGTTACTATTCCTTTATCTCTGTCTACTATAAAATCTATATTTTCAACTTTTTTAACATTGTTTATAGTTGCTTCCATTAAATATTTAGAGACACTATCTAATTCTTGAGCATCTAATTGATATTTAGCACTTTTCCCATCGCCAAAAAAAGCGTTTTTGCGAAGAGAAGTTAAGCAATTAACAGGTTGATATACTAAATCTATATCTGTATCACTATCAATACTAGTGGATCCATCGGGATTTTTATAGTAAGAAGTCATCGGAACTGTTCCTTCAACTTTTTTTAATGTTTCTCCATCATATTCTAAATAATTTATTCCATCCATTATAAATAAAATGTTATCAAATACAAAGCTCCTACTCTCTTGTATATTCATAGAAGTGTATAATTCTTGTGTTGTTGCTGGCATATTCGGGTAATTAGTCCATTTTAATAGTTTTGGTCCAACGTGTACTAAAACATGTTGTATATCTTCCTTTATATAAAAAAATAAACCTAGAATTTTATTATTAAATGTATTTAATAGTTTCATTCCAGGTCTTGTTTGGATACAATCGGAATCTTGATAATCTCTCCACATATTAAGCATATCAGGACTTCTTGAAAATGATACATTATTGTTAGAAAAATCTACACCTCTAAAGTTATTATAGTTTCTAGTAATTAAATCGTTTAAACTAGACATCTATACCACCACTTATCATTATAGAAGCATTATTTCTTCGTGGGTCTATCGTGCTCTTTAAACGCTCATATTCATCAGCAAAATACTTACCGTAATTACTTATCATATCCATTTTTAACAAGTCTCTTGCAATACCATAAGGCATAACCCCTAAGACATCGAGGTCTAACTCGAACTCATAGTCTTCGTCTTGTTCAAGTCTTTCTTTTTCTCGTTCTTCTTCTGTTTCACCTTCAAATATTATTTCTACTAATTCAGGATATTTAAAATAATAAATAGTAAATGTTCCTTCGTAGTCACTTGGCAAAATTATAGTTGTATCATCAGGCATTTTGTAGTCAACATTAACATCATTATCAAATACTAATTTATTCAGTTGGTATAAGTCATCTAATAACTCTTTTAAATTAATAGTCTTGCTATCTTCTTTAGTTATTTCTACCTCATATGAAGCATTAAGCTTACGATATTTCATTAAATCCAATTGTATTAAATTAACAACACCATTTATTTTATTTAAAACATCGCTATCTTCTGCTAAATCTTTTTTATCAGGATAATATTCTTCTATAAGACTAAATGTCTTTATTTTCATTTCTTTTAGTGTCATTGTACACCTCATCATAAGCATTTTTCATTGCTTTTAAATCTTCTTCTATTTCATCTAAAGTAGCCATTTGATAGTTAGGTATAATATAGCCTTGATACTCATCCCAAATTAATATTATTCCATTAACTAACTTTTGTTTAATAGTGCTTTTTTCTTCTTGAATAATAATTTCTTCTTTACCATTCACTAACATTTTTATTTCTTTTTTATCGTGTATTTCAGTTATAAGTTCTAGTTTATTTAAAGTTTGATGCACTTTTTTGTCTTCAGTCCATTCGTCAAATTGTAAAGTTTTATAAACCTTTCTTCCAAAAAGTTGTTTTAAGTTTGGCTTTAGTGTATAAAATTCTATTTTTTCTTTTTTCATTTTTAATTTTCCTTTCTTAGTCATGTTTGTTAGAATTGCACTAACTTAATACTTTTAACATGATAAAAGAGAGATTACTCTCTCTAAATGCTATAGACTAGTTTTAATACATACAGCTTGTTCTGGATTAACAAGAATACCACCGAATACGTAAAGTCCTTTTTGAGCAGTTTCGAATCCGTCTTGAACTTCATAATTCTTAACTTCTTCTAATTGTTCGGCAAAGGCAACAGCTTTTTTTGTTCTTAGAATATTTAATACTTTACCATATTTAGCAATTTCATAATAAGTGCTTAAAGAGCCTTTAACGGGATCTTCAACTTCTGTATAGACTTCACTACCAACACTTCCACTCTTAGTAAAATATGCTTTACCTTCAGTAATTTCTGTATCAGAAGTTAAAGCATATGTTGGGTCTAATTTAGGTAATAAATTTTCAATAGTAACCATTGCATTAGCATATTTACCAACTATACCTTTCTTAGCCATTTCAACATTGTTAGTATATAACTCCGTTAAATTTAAACGTATTTTACTAAAATAACTTGGTTCGGTTTCTAAATATAAAGGAGTTTTTTGGGTAACATTGTTTCTGTATAAAATAACTAAAGCATCTTCTACTTTTTCAATAGCATTTGCTTTAGTAGCACTTGTTCCGTCAACAACTTCAATTTTACCAGCTGTAACACCGTCTGCAACTAATTTAGCTACATATTTATCGCCTTCTTGAGTTAAAGCGATGGCATTTTCCTCACAAATAGCCTCTAAAGCTCCTGGTACAGTTTGCACTTTATCGACATGATCAAGTCCTACATTAAAGTAATACATCTCTGTTAATTCAAACTCTTTTTTACCAGCTTTAGCTGCATCTCTTTTAATTGATTGACCTGGAGTATATTTTCTGATTATAGATGCTCCAGCATTTAAGATTATAACCTTTCTAGCATTTTTTGTATCACGTTCATATTTAAAATCGCTATGGCTACGTAATGAAGTGATAATTTTTAAGGCACGT